CTACAAGATTTTTCTTAGATTGGATTCTCTCGGAGATATTCAACGTTTTAGTATAAACAATATTATCTAAGTCAGAATATTTGTTATTGATACTCTTAGAACTAGATTTAGGTAATTTTGAAGAACTCAAAATTGTTTGAATTAATTTAACCCCTTCCTCCAAATATTCTTTGGCGTCAGATTCGGACATACCCTTTTCTGATGTTAAATCATCATATAAAGAGTATAGTTTTGAGATTGATTTATTTGTCAGCACGTTTTGATGAAACTCGTTCATCACTTTCTTGAAATTTTTTTGGTCTTTGTACGACTCAATCAAACTCTCTTCTATTATGGATTTTACTTCTCCGAATGTCATTGGGACTTATTTTTTTAATAAATATTAGGAATTTAATAAGTTATCCAATTCTTTTTCCATTTCTCCTAAAAATTGTTGACCTTGGCTTAAATCCAAAACATCTCTACCTTTAATCATATCGTTATCTAACAAAATATTCATGTTAGAAAAACGAGATTCTGGTACCGTTTCTGGTGGTGTTTCTCCCGCAGGTGCCTCTTCAGGACTAGGTGTCAATTCTTCACCTCCTGATGGTGGTGTAGAGAATCCTCCTCCTAATGGTTCTGTAACTTCACCTTCAGGTGTTGCTCCTGCAACTGTAGAACCTGAAACACTTCCATATAGTTTGTCTATATTATCGAATATTCCTGTTTTTTGAATAACAGCCGGAGTATTTTTAAGTTCTTCACCAACAGCCTTTTCAATTCTTTGTTGTTGTAAATCAACTTTAATTTCCTCATCAGAGAATCCGAGAATATGTTTTTTAGCCCAAGTAGACGATACAGGTTGTATACCATTTCCTGGATCTGAAACTGCATCTTTGTATAATAATATTTTTTCTTTCCAAACATCGATCTTTAAAAGATCTGCTTGTGTTGAAGGGTTTGTTAACCCAAGTGTAAAGTTTTCAATCTCTTCTTCAAATCCTAATAAGAACAGATGAATGATAGCAACTTTATTAAGTTCAGCTAACATACTCTTTTGAATTCTATTAATAGTTCTGGCGAATCGAATATCTTGTAACGCTAAATTCTTTCCGTCTCCAACAACTTCTTCAAATCCTAAGAAAGCTTTAGGTACACGAAGTGCCGTTAAAAGTTTCTTTTGAATATATTCAATATCCGCAATTTCGGATAAGTTTGTGGCTCCCGGTAATGTATCAATCGGACTTGGTGCTGCAGGATCTCTAACAGGTACAAAATAATCTTGGTCAACTGCCATCTGATTAAATCTCATGTCAACATTACCTGTTTTTTGATCAACAACTTGATCTCTTTTGAATTTGTTTGCAACACGTTGTACGTAAGCCTCAACATCGGCATCTTCCATGTTACCTACGAACACTTTAAATATTCTTCTTTCAGGTGCTCTTGAAGTTCTATAGATCAACATCGCATCTTCAGACAATAATAATTGTTTCCAAATTCTTCTTGCTTTTTCCAACATAGAAGTACCGTAAGGTAATTTTCTGTCATCACCCAATAATCTAAAGTGAGCAATTTCCCATGATTGAAACTCCATATTTTTATTCTTCCAAGTGAAATGAAGTGCCTTATGTTCTGTTGGATTTTCAATAGATTGTGCTCTTCTTTCGTGCATACCCGCCTCAACCCTTTCAATTTCAATGTTCGGTAATTGTTGTACACCAACAATACCTTTTTCAGGGTCTAATTTAAGATATACAAAATTATCACCATACTTACATGTGTTTCTTGTCCACATCGCTAAGTTAGTGTTAACATCCATCGTATTGTTAAACAAATCGGCTAATACACCTTTTATTCTTTTTGATTCAGAATAAATTTGTAATATAAATCCATCTTCATTTGTTGTAGTAGATTCTTCAGCGTAGATATCTAACGCGGCAGAAATTTCAGGAGTATACTCCATTGATTCATAATCATAAACTGATGCAAGTCTTGTTGGTTCATAATAAACCGCTTGAGAATACATGTTATTCTCCACTTTTGCCCATTGGTTGGACAGATAAAAGGTTTGCTGTGCCTGAAGTTTTTCACGCTCATATTGTTCCTTATCTTGTGTTCTTAATAACTCTTTCTTATCAAATTTAAGCGTAGGATAATCTTGATTCAAAAGAGAATTAGGACCAAAAGCTTGGGATAATCTTTGCCAGACCGTTAGGTTCTTTTCACTCATGTTATAATTCTATTTGTTTCGTGGAAATATTAAATAGATTACTTCCCGAATAACCATAAATACTTTTCATAATCACTTTTTGACGCCTCTGATGGATACCTTCCACTATTTGATCCACCCGAAGGTATCATAGGATTAAAAAAGTCAGATCTATTTCTATTATCACTTACGCTTGTATGCCATGCATCAATCATGACTTTTGTTTGATTAACTACTTTAGATAAACTTTGGAATGAGGTGTCTCCAACATAAATTGCCATAGATATTGCCATGATTAAGTCATCATGATGTCCTTTTTGGTGATCTGGTCTACCATGAACATATATGAATTTACCCATCTCATTCAATAACCTTGATGATCTAATTTTAAAATCATGCCTTAGTGCCTCTTCAAATGCTGCAATAATTTGAACACGTTTATTATTAAAATTAATTCCAGGTATTTTTTCGTCTCTTTTGGGGTCCCACTTATATTTGTTTTTATCTGTAACACCTTCAACATATAAATTTTTGTATCCCAATTCTTGTAGTTTTCTTGCTGTTGCAACCCCCATACCTCCTGTTAAATCCGTAACGGCAAATGCGTTATACATGTTACCCCACTTAAACGCAATTTCAGCCAATGTGTCTGGTGGTAATTTTCCGACGTATTCAAACACTTGTTCTCTATCGTCAAAGTCTATTATCACAATACACGAGAAGTCCTCAGAATCACCTCTTGAAACGTCAATACCCATAATATACTTGTGTGTTAATACAGGTTCTTTCCATATCCATAAATTACCGGCCATCATCTTACCATCTGGTTCTTTGATGTCGTTTTCTTTAATTCTCATTAATTGAATGGCGTCAAACACATTATCACCCGACCCCAAGAAATTACATTCCAACTCTTGTGCCACTTTTCTCTTATCATACTTAAGTTTTTTAACCATTCCCTCAAACCATGTTGAGTAAGGTTTAAATCCTTTAGACAAATATTCACTTACAACGGTATAATCTCTCTCATATGAATTTTCAACTGTAAGGTCAACTATTTCTGTATCTGGATAGTTTTCTCTATTTAAAAGATATTCAACAAGATCCTCAGTTTTAATCATCTGTAAATCTTTGTTATATCTTGGATCTTTAAACCAAAACATCTCAGTAATATTGAATGTGTTCATTTTCCTAAGGGCTTGATCATAAATTTCATAGTAAATTTGATCATATCCGTTTGGAGTAGAAATAACAATAACCTTACCACCCGTAGATAGTGAGGCCATACAGGCTGCCCAGAAATCATCATCGGCTTCAATATATGCCGCTTCATCAAATATTAGAATTGTTGGGGTATATCCACGTAAGGCATCCTTTGAAGTGGCAACCGCTTTAACTTCACACCCATTTAATAGTTTGAAATGTCGAGCCGCATTTTTATCAGGAGAAAACCCAGCACCAACCCATTGTGGCCATTGCTCCGTAAATGATCTAACTTTGTTTGCAAATTCTACCGCCGTATCAAGTTTGTTTGCAATGATTAGAACCTTTTCAGGATTATTCTTTTTTGCAAAAACAAGTCTTTTTGATGCCCAAGCAGCTGTCACTGTTGATACACCCGCTTGTCTATATTTCAGGGCAATATTTTCGTTATAGTTGTCGTAATCTTCAACCAAAGTAACTTGGTCGGGAAATAAATCCAAAGGAACATACTTCTTCACCGTATTATCAAACGTTTGAAGGTATGTCCTCATGGCGTACGGAGTGTTTTTCATACACTTCGTGGCTTCAATAATTAGTTGTTCTTTTGTCACAGAGACTTATTTAGGTCTCGATATACCTAAA